GTATAGTTCCTTATCCAAAGATCATCAACTTTAATATATTCATTTCTACTATCATCTATTCTTATTAAAACTTCTTCCCTTTTACCTGAAGCATTTAAAACAGGTAAAATTCTCATATTAGATTTTGCTTTTTGCATATTACTCACCAAGAAGCTCATTTGTATCTGGAAGTATCTGATTGTTCTTAATCATGAGCTTCATAGTTTTAAATGAGTCTTGCATCGCATTTTTAATTGTCAATTGAATATCCTGAGTTTCTTGTTTAAATTCTTCATGGTCAGGTGTTGGGGCTGTGCTGTTAGAATCATAACCATTTTGTACCAAGTCAAAATAGTTTGTATTTTCAGATGCTTCATTAGGAACAACATAACCATTACTTAAAGTTATAAATTGTGGAATATTTGGCTGAATAGTTTCTACGCTGTTCATAGCAAAAGCTGGGACAGGCGTAGGGGTGGGCGTAGGGGTTGAGGTGTTGATCCAAACTCTAGAAATACATGCCATGTTGGTTTTAGCTTGTGTAAGAGTATTGTATAAAGCAGAAACTATATCATTTATATAGTGATATGACTCAATCGTGTTTGTCATGGATGATGTGGATGCTGCTGTATTTCCTCCTAGCCAGTATCCTTTGCTACTTCCCTCATTGAGTCCACCAAGGTTTATTTTTGCTGTAGTTAAAACACCATACATAGCAACAGTAGTGTCACTTGGATAATGTATTTTTTCTATACTTTTTAAGAATATTGTACTAGAAAGATTACCAGACCCGCCAGCAAAAAATCCAACTGCGTTGTTTCCATCAACACTACCAAGCCGCTGTCTTGCAGCTTTTAAATCATCCGTGGTTTTAGCACTATAGGTATCTGTACTATAAACTAACAAACTAGTATTTGACAATGCAGCATTCGATCCGCTAATCCCACCTGCTAAATATCCTTTGTCATATTGGTTTGAAGCCGATCCATGTACATATCTACCGGGATTTAGTTGAATAGATGCTAGTGTAGATATAGTTCCTGATGAATAAGTTAATTTATCGTTTATTGTAAGTGTAGGAATGCCCCCAGTAAAGTAACCGGAGGTATCTCCATGGGAAAGGCCAGCACCATAACTCCTGTTGCTACTTAGGGTTGCAGATGTATATGCCGATGTAGTTTCATTCGAAAATTGCAATCTAAAGAAACTATTTGTATAGCCTTGAGAAATACCACCAGCTATGTAACCATAATTGCTGTTTGCAGTTACAGTTGCTCCTGCTTTAAACGATCCATTTGGCAAGGCAGCACTTGCCAACGCACTTATAGTATCAGTTCTATATAAAATTTTATTGGCAGTTCCTACAGAAATATTGTTGGCCGCACCACCTATGGCATATCCTGAATAATTGAGGCCAGTACTTGGTCCTAAAGGAACGGGTGTTGGGGAAGGAGATTTGTCCCCAGTAACTGGTCCTCCTGCCCCCGAACTACCTGTTGCAGCACCAGAACCACTACCTAATGGAATACAAACTAATTCAATAAACTGATCTCCAACAACCTCAATATTAACAGGGCTGATAGAAACTGTGTTTGCAATTATGGGTATATTGCTAAACATAATCTGACTTGGGATAATAAAAGGAGGGTCTATGATAATAGTCGAAGGTATATTAATAGGACCAAACGGACCAATATCAAGACATGGAAAAACAATAGGTGGCAAATTAAGATCGGCAGATGTGTTTGGATCAGTAATATACTGTAAATCTGGGAAATCAGCAATTGGATCAATCGTTATGTTTTGTTCATCTGGAACAACTGCAATAAGCGGTTCATTTGGTTGATTTCTGGATACTGCACTATTTACAGTTTGGCATAATGCGGAATAAACTGTTACTGTTGGGTCTATTGTTGAATTCGGGGGGTAAATATGTGTTCCAGATAATTCGGAATTAGTAAGTGTATTATCACCAAATTCTAGTATGAAACTATCATAAACACCTATAATTTCTAAGAAATAAGATATTGTTGTCCCAAGAAGCGGGTCTATATCTGTGATATAATAAATAAAATTTACTTGAGGACACCCATAGTCATCAACAAATTCTGGTTGAGTAAGATTTCTTATTCTCCAGTCAAGCGTTATTTTATCAGGTGAAAGATTAATTCCTATGAAGTTTTCTGAATTGACTATTGCTCTGGCAAGGTTGTTATGGTGTTCGGCTAAAACAAATCCTCTGATCCAAGTTCCTGACTCATTAAATCGAGGAGCATTGCCACCAAGGTTTCTGACACAATTAATAAGTGCATTTATTTTTTGGTTGCCATCTCTTTGTACATCATCGTAATAAATTAATTCTCCACTTATTGTAGCATATCCATTTTCAGCCCATATTTCATCGTCAGTTGCGGCAATTGGAGTTATGTTAATCGTAGTTGCCCATGCGCTCAAATCGCTTGACAGAGTGGTTTCTGTGGTATTGTAAACCTTGAAAAGCGTACTATCAGTATCGTAGTCTATTGGATATACTGAATTTGGCGGTAATATAGGCAAAATTATTCTCCAAGTAATTCATCAACATTTGGCTTTATATTATCTATTGGTTTGATCTTCATAGCATTCATATCTTTTAAATTTTGTTCAGATACTTCAGTAAGGTCTTTGTATTCAACTTCAAAGGTATTTTTTTCTTCTTTTTTAAGAAAATCTTCTACTTTTTTATATTTTATTTCTTGATACAAGCTCTGTTCAGGAGCTTGCTGATTATTAATATTCATGATTTTAATTGTTTCTTCTCGGTTTTTGTCTGTAAAAATTAGAAGTTCTTCTGGAACATTTTCGTTTGAGAAGTAATTTGGGCACTCCTGACATGAATAGACTTCAGGTCTATCAGGTATCTTGATAGAATGTGAGCAAAAACCATAAATGTCGCATCTTCTTATTGCTGTTTTTCCATGATAACTATCAATTACTTCCAAAGGCATCTTACTTGCATATTGACAAAGTTTAGTACGAGTTGAAACACTAGAAGGCAATAGCTTTTGTTTAGACTGCACATTCTGCATAGAAATAGATGGAATATAACCAGAATTACTATTTTCTTGCACACTTTGATTAGGTTCAGATAAATTTAATGATAGATTAGTCAAAATATTAGATATGTAATAAAGAGCGATACTTCCTATTATCCCACCGGCTGGGGCCCCTCCATCAACTATCCGAATTGTTAGATTAACATTATTCCCCGAAAAAGTTAAAACAAAAGGTATTGTTCTGACATCGCTCGTATTAAAAGTAAATTTTTTGGGATTGCCGCCAGCGGCTTGAAAAATCCATCCTAGGCATCTTTCTGTAGGTTCTATAGAACAAACAAATGGAGTTGATGATATAAACTCTATAGTTCCCCTTAAATTGTTTGCATAAATTACTGGTCGAAATGTTATAGAGTCGCCTCCTGTATGAATTTGATAATAAAAATCATTTATCGGTACTATTTGTAATTGACTCACACCTGCTGTCGCTCCTGTAGGAACAAGACAACAATTTAAATTTATGGAAGTTTGAAAGGTGGCAGGGCCACCCACGCCCGGCACGAAGCTCGCATTTATTTGCGACTGGCTGCTGTCGAAATACCCAGTTTGAAACTCAGGTCCTAGCCATGGCATACTGCAAACTCGTCTTATTCTGTTATTGTTAATGTCATTTATACAATTTTGCCAATTAACTACCACAGGTGCTGGTGTCGGTGTCGGTGTGGGGGTATATCCAGCTGGAGTTGTTATATACCTAAATCCAGATTGCCAGAAATGTTTTCCATTTTGTACAAAATTAGGGGTTCCTCCAAGATTTGCTTCAGGAGTAACTACTATTTCTGTTTTTGTTGAATACGACTTGTCCAGAACATAAGAGGAATCCCAAGCCCGAATGTTCATGATCGCAGCTAAACGATCAATTCTGCAAAATAGGCCATAAGATTCCGTTTCATTTCCAGCAAATAAAAGTCCAACAATTTTTCTGACTCCACTAAAATCAGCTATAACAACGCTTCCACTATCTCCGGGTTTTGCCGGGTAACCAACTCCATCTTCATATTGGAATTTTATTGTATCTGACCAATAAGTATCTCCCTCTAAACCACCGATGGTTTCGTTGACTCCGATTTCTGTGACACGCAAAATACAGCTGCTTACAGGAGACCATCCCTTTGGACCTGTTGTTCTACCAGTAGAATAAAGATTTGGATTACTTGTTAATAAATTATCAAGTTCTTGTTTTGTGGCAAAAGGCATGTGGGTAGGATAATCTGGTTCTCCTATAGGTTGCCAAACTTGATAACTTGTTGAATCAATATAGGCTGTTGCGCTTGCAGGCAAAGTATCCTTGTTCATAACCAACAAGGCACAGTCAATATAATTTCTTCCTATTGCTGTTACTGGCATATATCTTTTTATGTTTGCTGATGCATCTAATAGATTCGTGTTGTTCCAGACAGCACACTTTGGCTCGATTTCTAAATCTGGCAGAATATTTTCCCAAGGTCTTGGGTCTACCGTGTTATATGGATTGGGGTCTTCGTCTTTTATGTTTCTTTCATTACAAAACACTCTATTTAATACTGAAACATGGCTATTAGTAACACCAACAACCTTATCATCATAATTATCAACCGCAAAAAATCCTAATGTGCCAACTGTGTAGCCAGAGCTTTCTAGTGTGGGACCGCTCCATCCATCTGGCATAAGAACGATTTCGTTGCCTCCACGCATCGGAGCAAGAAGGTTTGGCACTCCTTGTAATCTTTGAATGCTTGGGTCAGATTCTGATACGAAGCAGTTGAAAAATTGTGCTTTTGTTCCTTCAACAACATCCGTGACATATTCTTTCCCATTCACTTTTATTGATGCTGGAATGATTTCATTTTTTGGTATTTCTCCAAGAGGTTTCTTTTTTGAAACTTTATAAATGATTGATTTTTGATTAGTTTTTTGACCATTTGTTTTTTTAAAACCATAACTTACACCTATGACATAATCAGGTGTTTCGTCAAATTGTTTTTCCAACTCTGTTTTTAGTTCTTCTGTTAGCATATTTTAATCCCAAGCTACGAATAGAATTCCCGGTGCTGAAGAATTTGTCGGCAATCGAGAAATTTCACCTGTCACTAAATCATATCGTATAACGCCAGTCACTTGTGCGCTATCACAGCCAGTATATCTTTTTGTTATATTATCTGGGAATCGCAAGGTGTCCAAAAGAGTTCCATTATTAATAACAAAACCATAACCTTGTTTTTGTGGAGTTCCTCCACGATATGCATTAATATCAAGAGAAATGTCGCCTGTTAGTCTTGAACCAAACCAATGGCATGCACATAAAAAGTCTATGTATGTGGCATTTGGATAATCTCGCCTGATATCTTTTATTTTAATTAATACAGACTCTATACCTGTTCCGGTATTGTCTCCACCCCACTCCATATAGGTAGAAGAGCCAGTATTTGTGCAACTAAACCCCAGAGGGCCTTCAGTTGTTGGATATGTTAATTTTGTAGATGTGTCCAAATCAGTACCAGAAGTTTGTGCAAAATTATATTGAATTATAAAATAATCTGCATTTACTGTTATGGAAGGCTGTGTAATTCCAACATCTCGAAGAGCTAATGTAGTTTTGTCTCCAGCATAAACTTCTTTCCATTTAAACGATCCTGCTTGAACAAATCTTGAGGTGCTTGTTATACTTGAATTTCCAAATTGACCTTGGCTATTATCTCCTGTAGCCCAAAGTGAGCCATCTGTTTTTATTGCCATGGTGTGAGTAAGACCGCAGGATACTTTGGCCCAAACAGAATCAATTCCAACTTGTGTAAATGCTGATCTATTATTAGTATCACTTAGACCTAGTTGACCTTGATCATTCTTTCCAGTAGCCCACATCGTTCCATCGGTTTTAATTGCAAAAGTGTGATCTTGTCCAGCAGAAACTGATGCCCAATAACCTGCGCCTGTACCTGTTTGTGTAAACAGGCTAACAGATAGTGTAGGTCCGATTCCAAGTTGGCCAGAACTATTTGCTCCAGTTCCGTATAGTTGCCCGGAACTGTTGATATAAAAACTTGTGAAAACGCCAGCAGCAATATGTTTCACACCAGTTAAAAGTGGTTGCCAAATGTTGTAGTCTTGTGTGTTACCTTTTCCAAGCTGTCCAAGATTGTTGAATCCACAAACTTGTAAACCTCCAGCCAAGTCAATACACATGCTGTGAAATGCACCAAGTGCCAATTTTGTGGCAGTAGTGTTTGTTGGAGTCAAGGTATTTCTTGAAACATTGTCTCCAAGTCCAAGTTGCCCGTAAGTGTTATCACCTTCAACGACCAATATGTTATTGAATCCATTAGGAACATTTCTGATTCCCATGAAATGTCCAGTACCTGTGCTTATTTCTTTCCAAACTCCATTTTCTGCAAATATGAATGGATAGTCTTCTTCACTCAAATAAAATCCATAATAAAGGTCTGATACATAATCTATTGCGTAATTATAATTTTCAGCACTAAAAGTTGGAGCTATTTTTGTATAGAATCCAGCTTCACCATACCTTCTAAGCTGATATGTTCCATATGCTAACCCGCTAGTGTAAAGATTTGTTTGTAGGCAAGATAACTGATAATCCCAGCCAATATTTGCACAAGGACTTTGAACTGTAACTTTTATTCTTCGAACTTCAGATGGCTTAGCGAATGCAAAATTACCTGTGTTAGGATAGTTTCCAATCGCACCTTCAACCCATGAAGGACAACCAGTTGTTGTTGTACCAACATACCCAGTATCAATAAAAACATTATTGAATATATCGGAAACAATAAACCTATCTGGAGAATTGTAAGCATTGTATTCAAATTCAACAAGTCCGTCAAATTCTGGATAGCTGAATATCTTGGTGTAGAAATTAGATGATCCATTTGTATATAAATTTCCACAAGTTGGTGCCTGTTCAAGATTTCTTATCCCTGACATGCCCACTAGTCCAAATCTAGGTACAGTCAAAGCAGCGGTTGCTATGCCTTGTATCGGCAATGTCGTTGCATAGATAAATCCTTCTGTTATGCTTGACATAGCAGATGCCATGTTTCTACTAGAGGCACCTCCAGAAAAATATCCTTTAGATTGACCATCAGTTGCAGATGCTAAATTGTATCTAGGTGTGGTTAGAGTTCCACTCAAAGTGGAGCTAAGTTCTCCAGAAGAATAAGATAAAGATTCTACAAAATTAACAATATTTCCAGATTGAATGCCACCAGCAAAATAACCTTCATTAGAGTCTCCATCATTACCTGATAACCCCCATCTTGGGCCACCTAGAATTACACTCGAATTTGTTGAAACTACATCCGTGCTGAAAAGAATACTTTCTATTGTTGAAACAGTAACTGTGTTTAATCCTCCTGCAAAATAACCCCTATTGTATCCGCTTGAAATTGCTGTTAAAAAAGATCTTGCACTTGATAATGTTTCTGATGTTAGTTGATTGCAAGCATTTGTTTCATAGCTAAATTTATCAATTCTAGAACTAAATGTTGTTGTCTGGCCACCTGCAAAATATCCATGTGTATCGTTGCCTGTGCAGCCAGCCATAGACTCTCTTGTTTGGCCAATAACGCTACTGCCAATGAAACCTCTTGTATCATTTGAATAGTCAATATATTCAAATGTATTGGTTAAAGATGTATCTCCATACTCTGATAAATTGCCTGAACAGATATATCCATAATATTCACTTTCACTAATAGCTGCTGCATTAGCTCTTCTAATTAATAGGTTTGCGCTTTCTAAATAAAAGCTAATATCATCTTGGTAAACTATTTTTTCTGTCAGTACTGTTGGATTACTGCTGCGGTATCCACCAGTAAAATAGGCTCCAGCCGAAGACATTGTTGGTCTGACAACAGCCGACACACCAGCAACATATGTCCTTGATTGAGTAAGGTTGCCAGATAAAGTTGCATTAGTAATATCTGTTGCGAATGTTATTTTATCACATGTCCCAATATCTTTTAACACACCAGATGAGCCCCCAACAAAATAACCTTTAGAAACTCGTTCAGAAACTGCTCCCAAACCTGTTCTTGCCGTTGAAAGGCATTTATCAATATTTGCTGTTGCAGTAATTGTGTCAGTTGCAAAATCAAACTTATCAATTACATTAGATGATCCGTAAGGAGATGTATCACCGCCACCAAAGTATCCTTTAGTATTGTCAGCATCCATTCCAGCAAGTTCAGATACTGCTCTGGTAAGGTTTTTAGATGCAAGCAAATAAGTTGTATTACTTGAAAACGCTACTACTTGCATTGATCCATAACGAACTACTTCATTTATGCCACCCGCAAAATAACCTTTATAAAGGTTGTTTGATATCGAACCCATGTAAGACATAGGTTCGTATAAATCTGCTGTCGTTACAGCACTAAGCGTTTCGGGACTTGCATATGTTAATTTGAAAGCGTGTTTAGTAGTTACAGTACCAGTTTTTCTGTACCCTCCAGCTATAATTCCTTTGTAAGCACCCTGTGAAACGCCACAAGCACCATGTGTTCCATCAGTAAGTACAGCCGTTCCAACAGCTACAGTTCTTTCAACGCTATAATAAATTTTATCTATTACGGATGTAAATCTATCTGCATAGCCTCCAGCCCAGTATCCTCTGGAAGAGTTTCCAGAAACACCTGCTGTTGCTTCACGACGAGTTGGTGAAGATTTTAGATCAGCAGATGTCACAGCTACAGTAGTATCGTAATTGAAAACAATTTTGTCTGTTGTCTTAGAATAGCTAGATATAAATCCATCATAACCATACGAACCACCAGCGATAAATCCACCCGGACCACCCAAAGGTCGGCAGAGTGGTGAAATAGCACCCATTCCTTGACGAATGGCTCCTGATGGCAAAGATGTCAAAGCAGCAAAAGAAGCATCTAATGAGAACATAATAATATTCAAAGTTCCCAGAGTTAATCCTCCAAACCCTCCATTTGCCTCTCCACCTACAAAATATCCTCTTGACTGTCTGTTTGTTAGGCCAGCTGCTCTTTGAATGCCAAAACCTAAGTCAGCCGTAGCTTTTGTGACTGTATTTCCTGTATTGTGAATTAAAATAGTTGTATACTGGCTCCATGTCGAACTAAATCCTCCAGACAAGTAGCCTTTAGCTTCAGTACCAGAGCAACCAGCGGTATATTGTCGAGCCGGGGAAAGAATTCCGGGTGCAGAAGAAAGTATTTCATTTTGATAACTAATTTGATTAATTCTTGCTATCAAAGAACCTGTATACCCACCAGCAAAGTATCCTTTAAGTGTTCCTCCATCGCTCCCAGTAAGTCCTGTTATTGGTTCTTGAAGTTCTAAAGATGATATTTGCGAAACAACATTGTTGCTGTAGACTATGCGAATAGTAGTTTTTACAGATGCACCAGAATATACTGTTGATCCACCACCAACATAACCACGATAAGCACCATCAGAAACACCAAACCCTCTATAGCGATTCAAATCAGATGCATCAAGATTGGCACGAGTTTCAGATGCATAATCAAAAATATTTGTTCTGGTAGTAAGTGCATTGCTAGCTCCACCAGAGAAATATCCCTGTGTAAAAGCTCCGCTTATACCATGCAAGTCTTGTGCGGATTGATATAAAGTTGCCGTTCCAACAAGAGATGCAGTATCATTAGTAAAATCTACTTTGAAAATATTATTTAAACAATTAGTGCCATCGCTGCTTCCTCCTCCAACATACCCATACCTGCTACAGGAATACGAGCCTCCAGATGGTGGGGATGGTGGGATTGGAGAAGGAGGTGTAATCGGAGGTGCTACAGGTGGCCACGGCACAGGTGCAAACGGTGCAGCTGGCGCTCCCGGTGCCAACGGTGCCCCCGGTGCTGTTGGTGTTCCCGGTGCATTTGGGGCCACGGGAGGCCCCGGAATTGGAGAAGATGGAGGTATGGGTGTGCCCGGAGGAACAGGAGATATAGGACTTGGAGGTGTCGGTGGTATAGGTGATGGTGATACTGGAGATGGTGATACTGGAGATGGTGATACTGGAGATGGTGATACTGGAGATGGTGATACTGGAGATGGTGATACTGGAGATGGTGATACTGGAGATGGTGATACTGGAGATGGTGATACTGGAGATGGTGATACTGGAGATGGAGGTGTCGGGGATGGTGTCGGGGATGGTGTCGGGGTAGGTGTCGGGGATGGTGTCGGGGATGGTGTCGGGGTAGGAGGCAAAGGAATGGGAGGAAATGGAGTTGGAGGAATAGGAGAACACAATCCTTCAACATATATGTAACTAGGAAGGTTAATGCTGACTGGACTGATGCTAACTGTGCTGGGAATGTTAGGAGAATTAATGAAGTTAACTATACTTGGAATAATCAATGGAGGTGTAATCTTAATTACTGAAGGAACAGTAATAGGTCCAAATCCAACTGGGTCTAGGCATGGGAAAACTATAGGAGGTAAAAGTAATTGATTATTTACAGTATTTGTGAAAACAGAAGGTAGATTAGGAAACTCTGGTAAAGTTGGAACAGCAACATTTAGGTCAATAATGGCCTGCTGCGCTAGAGGTTGGTTGAGGGTTTCTCTTTTTACTCCGCTCAAAACTGATTCGCAATTTGTCGCTGTAACTGTTACAACAGGGTCAACTAGTGAATTCGGTGCATATGTGTGTGTTCCACCAGTAACAGTAGTGGTTGACTGTTCATCTCCAAAATCTATGATAAAACTATCAAATGTTCCATTTACTTCAAGATTGAATGCAATAGTTGTTCCAACAGAAATATCTTCTGAAATGATGTAATAATTAAAATTAACTTCGGGACAGCCATAATCATCAATTATGGCTCCTTGATTTGCGAGATTGCGTATCCTCCAGTCAAGTGTTGTTTTGTCTTCTGAAAGATTGATTCCAAAGAAGTTTTCAGCATTTACTATTGCCCGTGCTAATTGATTGTGATGTTCTGCAAGAACAAAACCCCGGACATCAGTTCCAGACAAGTTGAATTGAGGAGACTTGCCACCAAGATTACGAATGCAGTTTGTTAGTGATTGAATTTTACCATTGGTATCTTTAGTGAAAGAATTGTAGTAAATCAATTCTCCGCTGATAGTGACAAACCCGTTTTCAGCCCAAATTTCGTCTTTATCTAAATCTACTGGAACGATGTTTATAGTTGTTGCCCAAACTTCCAAGTCAGCTGATAAAACTGTTTCTGAGGTATTATAAACCTTAAAAAGAGTACGATCTGTATCGTAATCTATTGGGTATACAACTTTAGGGGGAAACGGAACAGCCAATTTATTGCCTTCTCTTGCAAGTATTTATCATTAGAAAAACCCAAAATTCCATTGATTTCCAGATGGTCTTGCTGGTAATTTAGTAAATGTCAAATCCAAATCATTGAATTTTATGAACGAATTGTTCGAATAATCAAAACTTAAATAGGCTCTTCTGTCTCCGTCAGTAGATGCTAGCAAAGTATTATATTCAGAGTCATAATTTGTAGCGGTGGTATCTTGCAAAGTAGTGAATTCTGCTGAATTAAGACCCGGACCACCAGTCTTCCAGACATTTGTAGTTGTGTCAAAAGAGGAAACCGCACCAGTATTATTGAAGAAGAATAGACCACTATTTAGATTTACAAGCTGACCTTCGTATTTAACTGGTCCAAGAATGTCGGGAAGTTTTTCAAAGCCTGCAACTGAATAATTTGCATCTTCGTAAGATGAGAAGAATGATTTAATTTGAAAAAATGTACCAACTGCATTGTTTTTAAGGATATATCCTTTTCTATTTCTCCATGCGTATCTATAAGCACTAAAATTTCCATAAATTGCAACTCCACCAGAAAAATCAGCAGCGTTGCTCAACAGATCAGTAGCACCACCTATAAAATCACCAGATGACATAGTGCTTGTATCAAGAGTGTTTGTCAACAAATCATGAATTTGCCTTGATAAATTTGTCAAGGAGAATCCGGGGCTTTGTGCGGTTGGTAGATTTCCAAAAATGAATGTGACTTTATTTAAGAAATCAAACCCCACCCAGTTCCAAGGTCTTTGTATGTATGTCGGCCCTGCTAAAGGGAAGGCTGTATAGGTTTCCAAAAATCCATTGTAGTTAATCGCTTTAATTTTTTCGTCGGAGATAGTAGCGCCAGATCGTCCTGTGGCATAATGTAAAATCGCTGTTCCTTGAAGACCAGAAACGATTCCAGAGCGTGATGCAAAAGAAGTATTCCTTTTAAATTCTCTTAAAAGCTGCGTTGAATTTGTTTGAGATTCTAAAAATGTTGTTGTTATATCCAAAGTGGTAAAAGAATTTTGTTTTGTCTTAAATGTTTCAGATATAAGGCCAAATTCAGATGTCTGTATAACAGTAGTAGAGCTTCCAAAGAATGTAGATAACCATAGATTTTGTCTTTCGACAACATTAATATAATTTGGGAATGTTGTGATTCGATATGCTTTGCTATCAGTATCACACCTGACAACCACATCGTAGATGCCACCAACAGTATAAAAGGCTGTCGTATTTTGATCATTTCCATGATTTGTGTCATCGGAAAGTAGCCATGTATATTTATTGATTGGGTCAATTGGATTTCCAGAACCATCTACTTCTTCCCCTGAGTAAGTTCTGCTAGTAGATGGATTTATTCCTGCTGGAATTCCAACAATAACACTAACACTTGCTGGGGTTTTAAAAACACCATTTACTACATCTTGATTTTCAACAGCAGAAAATTGGACTACACATTGATCTGGAGCTTCATATTTTGCATTGATCAATTCTGCAAATTCAACTGTATCTGTGCCATATTCATTAACAACTGTTAGAGTAACTGTATATGTTCCGGGCCTAGTATAGGTTTTTTCAATTGTGCCACCATCTAAGTCTTCAACGATAACATTTTCAACATATGATGGGACATCGGATGTTGCCTCATAATAAACAACATTAGATGATGTGTTATCTCCAAAATTCCAAAAATATTGAATTGTATTTCCGGGTATGTTTGCGCCTAGGCGAATTGATTGATTAGTAAATGTTACTGTGAATGGGGCCAAGCCTACTCTTTTATCGACGCTAAACCATGCCTTTGGCTCAAAGGCTTTTGTGTAAAGGAAATTGGTTCTTTCTTCTAAATTTCCGGTATTGACTGTGCTATAGTTTCCTACTAATCCTTTTTTGCCAGAAAAGTTTTCTATGGCTATGACAGAATCTTTTATGTTATTGTGATGTTCTGCCATTACATTCATCACTACTGTAGTGACCCTGCTTGGCTTGTAGTGATCTAGTTCTGGGTTGATTATTGTCAGGTCGCTAAAAACCGTGTTTGTTCGTGATCCATAATAAAAAGACAGTCCTCTGTATTGAGGGTCTGAGCATTGTTCTGTTAGGGTGATGATTCCGGTTGGGGGGAATAAAAGAGTCTTTTGAGTATCTAACTCAACAGTAATGGTTGTATCCCCCGGATTGTAATCTTTTACAAGCACAAGATACGCAGAGTCTTTTACAACATATAAATTTGTTTCTGTGTCAAGAGTGGTTGGAAAAGTTATTTCTGGAGCCATTATAACACCGTAATTCCTTGCGTACTGAATACTCTTAGAACTTGCTGGCCTTCCAGTCCAATCAAGATCGATGGATTGTATGTACCGGCTTTTTGATAGCTATGACTTACAACATGCTCATATGGATCAACAGCAAAATAATTGTTTCCGTCATCAAACTGCCAAAGTCTATTTGATATTTGTGCATTTGTTTGATCTATAAATGTGAAACTAGTAACACTACCACCATTCTTATCTACATATTCTTGAGAATAACCAATGGTTGGACTAACATAGAAGAATGGATCAGTATATTCATTGGAAATCTGAATGTAGCTTGTTTTTGTTGAAAAACCTTGTCCACCAAGTTCTGTAATAACACGCAGTTGAACTGTGTAATTGCCCTCTGTCAAATATGTATGAGATGGATTCTTATCGTAAGAACTGCCGCCATCACCAAAATCCCAGAAGAACCTTGTTGCGACAGACGATGTAAAATTATGGAAATTGACAGTTAATGGTGATGGGCCTTTAAGAGGGTACGCTCTGAAAAGAGCTTTGGGAGCCAAGTATTTTGCTTCCTGCTGTTTCAACAAACCATTTAGAGTCGTAGTATCGGTAGTATCTGAAGTGCCTAGATTTGCCTCTATTTGCAGAATCGCATCTTTTATAGAATTGTGATGTTCAGCCATCACGCCAGCTTCTACTTTAGCGCCAACAGGCCATGAACTCTGTCTTGTAGCACAAAAACCTCGTATGAAATTCTGAAATGTATTATTAGTTTTTGTGGAATAATACATCATTTCACTTGTCAAGCCCTCATAGTTGGGCATACTTACACGAATGATGCCTTGAGCCGGAAAATTAGTTGTGTCCTCCACAACCATGATCTTGCCACTAAAGCCAAAATTTTGTGTCAGAACAGTCGAAGCTAAATTTTTAGCTTCATATAGATTGTCATAACTATCTATCGCTTGTGGATAAAGAGATAAGTCTCCGGGTAAGTAGCCAATGTCGTAGGATGTTAATTTACTAGCCATAAGTTTAGTTATTTCAATTTAGTAATTTTTTTGCCCCTGCCATAGCATTTCCAAGTTTAATTTTAACATTGGAATCATTAGGCATGGCAAGGATGGACTTAATAAGTTCAACACTAGGTGGCACTCCACACATAGAACTCAAATTTATTTCTTCCATTAATCTTGAATTCCAATACTCAAGTTGATTTTTTTCGTCATCAATATCTATGGCTTTATTATCTGGATTATACTTATTAAAAACCTCAATTATTTTTTTACATTCAGCTAAAATAGCTTCTTTTCTTTCAAATACTTTTGGAAGGGAATTTTCGAGGCTTTTCAATCTTCTCTCATGTTTTCGTATTAATATTTCTTTCTTTTTGGATTCGATTTTTTCTAAAGCAATATTTTTACGAAATGTTGTCTTATTTTTAAAGTATTCTAGTTTTAAATTCGCCAATTCAAGGTTATCTTTTGTTTCTTCTATTTCTAAATTAACAGCTGATAAATTTTCTTTTCTAGAATTCAATTCACGAATGCATTGCCACAATTTTCCATTTGTGGTGGATTCCTTGCCAAGCATAAAATGTTCTATTTGAAAATCAGTATGTTTAGGAAGAACTTTGTGTTTTTCCGTTAAAGCATTAAGCTGTTCTTCCAACTTGTTATCATCAGACATTAAAACCTCATATATTGCAAGCGCCAACAATCGCTTTAAATTTCACACCGTTTTGTAAAGCCCGATCAGCCCATAATATTTTAGTATCTTGCAAATTATTTCCAGACCCAAATTCACCAACCTTAGCATAAAAAGATTTATTAATTAAAATACCATTCATTGAACCTTGAATGAAATCATAAATCCTGTTTACTACAGGAAATAAAACATCATTTTCATTTTCTATATAATGTGATAATTTGTGATCAATTTTCTTTTTAATAACTGACCCAGCAAAAACTATAAAAGCCCAATCTGATTGAACATTTTTTATTGCGACATCAATTAATGATGTAACACAGTTTTTACCTTTATATATTTTGATGTCTATGGGTTCTAGTTCTCTGTTTTCTGGAATTACTCCTGAGACTTTATAGTCTTTTGTAAGAAAACAAGCGCTCTTTTGTGTTTTTCGTATTTTGGAAAAATCACCATCAATACAAATAATACAAATTTCCATATCAATTGATTTGGAAACATAAAGCATTGGTGTGCTCACAGAGAATTAAAGAGGAACTTCAAAATCAATCACGATAATATCATTTGCGGTGATTGGATTCAACAAAGAAAATCCATCAGACCCAACATTTTCTGCGAATTGGTTTAATGTCCAAGATGTCAATGGGTCGGCAGAGGGAATATAGTATGCTGGCGTTGGGTTTAAAGGCAGTCTTACACCGTTGACATAGACTTTCAAAGAGCCAGATGTGTACACAAGTGCTGTTGGTGATGCTGTATAATAATTTTGATAATCAGGTGTAAGCGATACGCTAGCAGGAACTATGTTGTCATAATGTTGATGTGCATTTGCCAAACTTGAAACAACATCAGCACGAACTGCTTGCCCACCATTTGATGTCCAAGTAATTGTGGTTGAGTCCTCAAAACTTATTGTGCCATTATTAAAACTTAATGGAGATGGCGATGCATTAGGAAAATCTATGCTTACACTTGTAGCACTATCAGCTATTAGAGCTAGTTTTTCACGCTCTGCTTCCAACATCCTTACGAATGGAACTGGATTTGTGACTAAAGGATAATCCGCTTGGTAAGCTGAAAGTTCTCCAGAAGCAACTGTAAAGCTGCCATCCGCATGAGCACCAATATTATGCAAAGAAGTGTTCACAGCAGCAGGTTTAAGATCACCATTTAGTTCTAAAGATTGGTTTAATCTGCCTGCTAAACTTCCAGCCGTGCCATATGTGGCAGCTATTGCTGCTGTGTTGGCATCAACAGCAGTATTTATTAAGTCTTCTCTAGCAACAATTGCATCAATTGGTAGATTGTCATACACATAATGGTATGGTTGGCTAGGTTGATATCTAGGCACACTAATATTGTTTATATCTGGCATAATATGTTCACTTCCTAATATTAAAATTTAGATCATACAAAACTAAGGCTCCAGTTCCATGTAATCTGCATGCTACTGCTTTTGGTTATTGGGGGAAATGTAACCATGCTATAATAATCTGAGTTATTTAATACAAGTGCCATTTCACTTAAACTATACCCATTTCCATCATCGTAAGTTAAAACTGATGTGAAAATAGCTTGCGTTGAATTATCAGGGTTTGCTGTTGAAACTACAGGCTTTGTAGCCCTGACTGTTCCAAACAAGCCAGTCCTGTTTGTGGTAACAAGCTTCGGCGTTCCAGTCCCATCAACACCACCATCACCAAAGACCATTCTATTTATAAATAAATTAGGATACTCTCCGGTGTTGTTAATGAGTGTATTGACAAGTGCATTTCTGCCTAAAATAAGCACCGTATTAGGGCAGCTTATTTTCAATGTCTTACCGTTGTTGTACTCGATTATGCCATCAATGGAACCCATGGCTTTGATATTATCTGAGCAATTCATTATATCTCTCCTGTTTCAATACGACCGTCTGCATATTCTATTTTTATATTTATGAATTCCTGTGGCGTTATGTTATCTTTTACTGCTGGTTCTTCTTGTTTCATGGCAAGTCTTGATTTCCTTTCCATCATGCTAAAGGAGTAATCTACAGCATAATCATAAATTTCTTGTCCCAAACGACTCACATCGTAAAGTTGTTCTCCAAATAATTGTATGGATTCTTTTGAATATCTAAAAATTTGAAAAGTTGTCGGAGTTCCTGCTGCTACTCCATAATCAATCAAAGCCCCATCCAGAACCCAATAATTATCAGGACCAATTGTCATAACTTCAGTAATTGCATATAGTTTTGGAACAGCAACAAAATATTGTGCAACCAAGTAATTCCAAATGAAATTGTTGTTGTCAACTACAGCACTAGCAGGATCGTCAAAAACCGGCCATCCGGGCAAAGCTCTAATCATCATGCCCCTATAGCCAAAATTGCCAGTTTTTCCATCTACAAGGCGTTTTAAAATTTTGCCAGCTATTGTTCCTGCACCACCGTTCCAATCATATACCAAGAATGATTGGTTATCACCATCAACATAACTATAGAACTTGAATTGATCAGATGATGAGTCTAGATAAAAATAGCCATTTCCATCTATTATGCTATTAACATTGTTATAGTTAAGGCTTGGGTCAAGAGTAATTTTTCCATATATTTCAACAACATAATCTCCATAGTTGGATGTTAATTCAGTAGCTGTTGGGCTTATCAAAGACCAAGTTACTCCTGTAGCCGAGGTGTTGCTCAATGTTCCATTATTGTCGATGATTAAAACATCATCATGCATATCTAAAATGTCGTATGTTCCTGTAGGCAAAATAACTTGCCAAGCCTGAGCAGCATATCCATTATTAACATCCCAAATTGTCTTGATTGCATAGTCACTTAGCGTAACTGTGGTGTCACTCAATTTGTACATGTTTGCTTGAACAGCTGTAAAATTTGAATCAGCTAAATTAATGTTTGACAATCTGAATGTGAAAGTAGATTTATTTAAACTTGGACTCTCATTAACTGGTATGGTTTGCGAAACATCTATGTAGCTTGAATTCGGATTCTGGACATGATATTCCCCTGAATTCGGAGACGGAGACAGTACTTCCAACAATGTCTCGGTATCAATATTTCTAACTCCCAAGGTCTGGAAGTTAACATCAGAGCAAAAAAGTGTAATAGCTTGATTGAATGCTTGTGTTCCTTCAATTATATCCCAAGTCCATTGTGTTGCCAGTTCATTCCTGTAAACTGCATTTTGATTCAATCCTAAGTACATGGCTCTATTAAAAACATATTGAGCCATACCAGCTATGCAATATTCTTCCTGATTGTATTGCACCAATGCTTCATATTGTTCTATTGGAGGCAAGATAATGTCTTCAAATTTACCAGTAAAGTTTAAAGTATGCAATATTGAGTGCATTGGAGTAAATTCATTTGTGATACTTTGGCACTCTGTAATTCTGTCATCTGATAAATTACTAATTTCTACATCTAAAGAAAATTTAGCACTTATACCATTGCTACAAGGCTCAATGAAATTTTTGTCGATATCACAAGGTCTTTGAGAATCTCTCAATGAGCCGTTATATTCATCCATGTTGTAAACATTTTCTGAATATGGGAATTTTGTTCTTACTTTTCCAAAATACAGATAATCAACAAAAGGATTTTTTTGCGTTACAACTGTGCTGAAATCTGAATTGTCTTCTGATATTACCTTTGTATTCCAGTCTTTGGGTGGATATTTAAAGTTTCTATCATCTCTTAAATCAGCTAAAGGTAAATCTTTTATAATATTATATTTTGTTAAATCGCCACCTGTAGGCAAATAAAGAAGATAAGTAATTTTGATTACTTCTCCAACTTCAGTAGAATGATCGTATTCTAACTCTGCACCAGTCCATTCCATGGTGCTTACACCACCGCTGGTAGATATTGTTATGTTAGACAAGCTTTCTGTCTGATAACTTGTGTCAACGGTATCAAATGGATTTCTTTTTTCTAAACTGAAGAAAGGAGTATATGTTGGATTGGTTGGGTCCAAAGAAACATTTGATAAGATAAAACTGTAGCTTCCGTTAAACTCAAATGTCTCTGTAAAGACTGCACTTGTTCTACATTGCCATAGCTGCGAGTAATTTAGAAGACCTATGCCTGCATTGGAAAGAGCTTCTCTCAAGCCCTCTAATGTTCCTTTTTTCTTGCATAATGGGATAGCTGTTTTTATTTGTCTACGCCATAAAGTTACATCAGATGATCTGAGAGGCATTCCGAAGAAACTAGCCAAATGACCTAATATTGGTTCCTGAGTTGCATTTGCATCTGTAATGTCAACAAGTTGTATTCCAAGATTATCTAATACGGTAAATCCGTCCCCAATAGAATAGTTCAATCGATCAAGCGTAGGAACAGTCAAGTCATTATTTGCATATGACATCTTATACATTTCTGGAAGATATGAATCTAGAATATTTTTGTACTTACTTGGATCAATAACATGTGCAGGACTGGTTACTTCGTTTGATATATTACTGTTAACATAAAAATGCAAGTAGTTAGAAAATCTATCTCCAGCAAGGTTTGGAGCCCAAGTCCAACAAAGATAAAAGTCGCCTTCTCTAATTGTTCCGTTTGGAGACCAGACAAATTTAAAGTGACCATTTTGTATTGAACCTGCTACTCCAGTAATTTTGGAAATAATTGAATCTGTGTTTGGGCCAGCTGCTGTCCATATTGGTGATATAGCATTCCCTACATTAAAAATCACATTTGCTTGGGTATACCAAGTGCTGTTAAAAATACTTGTTGCTTCAAACTGTTTTTTTAATTTAAAGGCATTTGCTATGTTTGTTTCAGTAGGATAGTCACAAGCAAGTTGTTGTGCATCCAGATACTCTTTTTGTTTTACTACATCAAACTGATCAACCAAATTCAATGTGTTTTTAACACCATTTAGATTTCTTTCTACAAAGTAGACTTTTATGTTTTCTACGGCATATGGATCAGCAAAGAAGCACCCATCTGCATCAGGCGTATAAAAATCAAATTCAATCTGGTCAGTTACCTTCGGATTGTTGTAATATAAAATTGACATTACTCCTCGTTACTCATACTGGAAATCTATCTGGGTGCTGTCCGGTCTTATTATTTCGTAAAACTTGGTTGTAACTTGTGAACCACTATTATTAGGATCAGAAGTTGTTAAGTTTACCTCATATCGGTAAGGCTCAGGGATAGTAGACAAAGCTTTTATAATATCAGTACTTCTTAAAATTTGACCGTAATCCCAGTTATTCAAATTGAAAAATACTGTGAGATTTCTTTCTATTTTAGCCTTGATATTTTCTTCAAATGTCCTGTAGTATTTGTCTAAAACAACATCTATGGAAACACTCGTAAGGACTACAACTCCGTCTTTAATGCAGATAAAATCTGTGAGCATTTTCTTTGTGTTAATAAAGTCTGTAAGCTCCGCTTTGAATTGAGATGAAGCCAAGGTCAGCCCATTGTCTCCTTCCTTGACTAAAACATATATGTCCACAATATTAGCAGCGCACCCGTTGTGTCTTAAAGCAGCAATAGATTTGCCCATGATTCCGTTGTAGGGAGTAACAAAATTATCGCACAAGGTCTTGTAATCACCCCCGGTTACAGCCCTGTCCTGAGTTCTATTGTAATTAGGAAGTTTTCTTCTAATATCTTCTACTGTGTCACCATTGTATCCAAATTCACCACGGGTATAGTTACTTAGGCTTACCAGCACACTAAAATCTTGTCCTTCAATTGGTATTAGGATTTCAACATTGGCAAAATTAGTTACTATGTTACCATTTGTTCCACCTCCAACACGATATGTTACGGTGATTACAGCACCAGCTGGAGGTATAAGACCCGCACGATTGTTGCCGAAAATAACAAAAACGCTGTAATCGGATGTATATTCTATGCGGTATTCTCGTCTTGGCTGGGAGTCCGTAAAGAATGGTACTTGCTCCCATCTTTGGCCATCAACATTAACCCTAATTGAATCCATTAAAACAGGTCTGAAATTGAGAAGACTGTTTTGATTAATCTCTCCTGTTCCAACAAATGTATCTGTAAATGTCTGGCCTTCAACTCCAACTATGTTTGAATTAGTGATAGCTCCAGCAGGTATAACAATATCTTGATCTAAAATTGGTCTATTGAAAACATCTGCTGGGAAAAGCTCAAAATTTATGCCAGCACCATTATTGACTAGGTTTACATCGAAAGGTGTTGGAATTACCAAGTCAATGTTTTGAGGAGCATTGATTCTTGCTGTCCACATACATTTGCTGGCAATCGGTGGCATGGGCTGGTAGCCAACTAGTTTGGCAAGCCTAAATGCGTTTTCGATTTCCGTTACTGTATCAATAAAAACTTCATTGGCTATTTGATCGATTTTGAAAGATAAAGTGTCGGCTATAAAAGACCAGTTTTCTATAAGCATCAATGCAAGACTTGATTCAACAAAGTCGTTGAACTCATTTCCAAATCTTTCTTTGATAAAACTAATAAGTCTGGCCTTCATGGACCAAAAATCTTGATTGGTATAATTAAGATTTACTGGCGTAGGGCGATTTTGTATATTTGTAGACTTATACGGTAGAATTTCAAAAGGACATGTATCTGCCATCTTATGCCTCGCCTATTGGTACTTGCAATGTTAAATCTTCAACTACATCAATATTATTAAAGGTGCTAAACTTTATTTTTATGTACAAAAAACTCTCAAGGTTTTGTTTTGGGTCTCCAGAAGGAAGATTTGCGTTAACTGCGCTGTTTTCAACATCGATAGATTCAACAACAATTCTTGGTTCCCATTGGTTTATAGCTTGTATGATTACAGACTTGGCGTTGTCAGCAAGCATTGATGTATTTGGTTCAAACACAAGCCTTCTTAATGGTGTGCCATAGGTTGGCAACATCACTCTGTCACCGGGGTTTGTTAAAAGCAGCTGAATTAAATCCCCCTTGATTCCTCTTAGCCCTGTGGCGGGAGCCAAAAGACCAAGGGGGTTTTTAACGATTGGAAATGGTGCTGCTAATAAATCCATAACTCCTCTTAATTTTTCACATTAACATATGGTTTCATGTTATATATGGATACAGTCGGAGCTTGTGGAGAACAACTTGCAAATATTCTGTCACTTATTTTCAATATTCCACCACCGTTTTTTCCGGGAACAAACACTACTACAGGAAAACAGCCCGGACCTTTACCTTGAGACTTGCCATTCTTGTCAGGTGGTAAATCATAATCTCTTCCAGATAGTAATATTATATCTCTTTCTGCATTATAAATAACTCTATTGGCACCTGTGTATGTATAGTCTTTTATATTTTCATATTTTTTGTCTGATACAAAAGTAATTTTGCTAGCTGGATTATCGACAAATTTCCCATCTTTTTGTTCATACCCAACAAATTCAACGGAATTATCACAGCTTGACTGAATCAGATTCCCACCAGCCCTTAAATAAACTGTACCCGGACCAGTTGGTTGTTCGGAAAATAACAGGAAATGTGGCCCACGCTTCTTGTTGTCTCTCTGAGGAGAAATCAACCGCATGTATTGAAATTGGGTTTTTTCCTGTGAGCCATTATCAACCAAATCCAATGTCATACCGTATCCTGTACGAACAACAATATAACCAAAACTCGCACGGTTTAATGGCGCAGCACCTTCTTTTCGACACGGAATTGGTCTTTTATTTCCTTTATCTGACATTTTGATGATGTTGTTGCTGGTGCTTCTTATTAAAACACCTTGATTTTCCGTAGCTGGCGATGGGCAGTTTGGTCCTTCCGAATCATCACATAAAAATATTTCGTTTCCTAAAGCAGACTTCAATCTAATACCATTATTGGGACCACGAGTCTGTTTAGTGTCTCCACCTTTTTCAAGGTCGTTAAGTTCTATTGTATGCCCAGTAGCAGATTTCAAGTATGTTCTGCCCATATACATGTCTGTACAACCAAAATCGAATGGTTTCAGACTTCTGTTCCAGTCCATATTGCCTTGCGGGTCTTTTACAGAATCGTCCATAACAAGCGTATGACCTGAAATTGATAATATCTGAACACCAGATTGTGGCAAATCGCATCTGTTGTTCTGAGGTGTTTGTGGTCCTTTGTATGGACGGCACTCATTTGCATTCTTGAAAAAAGGATTTGATCCAACTTGTTTGTTTCTACCCTGATAATCAGGATTGCCACCAATTATTGCTCCTTTGCATGTAGGATCTTCTGATTTTTTAGTTTGAAAATTTAAAATATCAACTTCATCTGGAATAATATCTACATTGGCATAATTTGAGAATAATGTTACATCTTCTGCACTTCTTGGTGCAGGATTGGGAACTCCTTCAACACAACTAGTGTCTCCAGAACGAACCCCACAATATGGGTGAGCCCATTGACCAGCATAGTGAAGATGATCGTCCTTGAATATCATCCAGTTGCCGTTCCCTGACATGATTTCCAATCTTTTCCATTTACGATTACATTTGGCATCTCCATCTACCATCTTGACCATATGTTTTTCTGGCGTTTTAAAACCATAAATATTAGGATAGGTCAATCTTTTAGATGCATTTGGGCTATTTTCTAAATCTTGAATGCTGGTAATATCAAATCCGTTATAGTTTTCAGTATTCCATGGAGGGAGAACTTGTGATCCATCATTTGGGCCACACAGGTATCCATTTCTTTTGCCTTCGTAAACCTCTTGATATTCAGGTATGGGTATAGGAAACTTATGTTCACCGTCTGGTCCTCTATCCCTAGACCAAGTTGTTCCAAGATAATAACCTACCGACCTATTGCCAGCTTCAAATAGAAGCATAACTGTGCTTCCAGCTGGTGGAACCCAAGATGATCCGCTATCATCAAACCCGCCCAAAGTAGAAATAGGATAAGCAAAAGGTAATGATTTATATGGAGAATTTGGATCATGTAATTGAGGAGAAAAGTATCTAATTCTATTTTGTTTATAAATATCTATAGTGTCGATGCATA